CCAAGAAAATATAGAGGGGAACTAGATCCAATGTTAATGGAAAGAGATCGTATGTTGACTAGAACAATAAACGATAAAACTATTGATGGACCAAATGCAAATCTTCTTAGAGCAGGATTCTCAGCACAAGATCAATTGTCTTTTGCTAATAAAGCGGCAGCTGAAGCAAAAAGAGCAAAAAGAGCAGGTAGAATGGATCAATATTTTCCTGCAGCAGCAGATGCAAGAGAACAAGGAGCAAGAGCTAACTTGTCCGCAAGTATTATATCTAACGATGCGTTTAAAGAAGCATCAGAACAAGCAAAAGAGTATTTAAGGGCACAAGAAGGTAAACGAAGATTTGATTTAGGAATTTTTGGAACTCCACAAGGATCATTAGCGGAAGATAGAAGAATGTATCAAGCAAACAAAGCGATGCAAAATTTATATTATCAATACTCTGATGAAGATTTAATTAAAATGTTACAAAATGCAGGATATAATCCTCAAGATATTATAAATTTAAAAACAACAGAAAGACTTACTCCAAGTTTTGCAAGAACTTTAGGAGGATTAGATTCTTTGAGATCTCAATTTCAAGAAGAAGAGGCAATGCAAAGAATTGCAGATGCAGGAGGAGTTGCTAATTTAGCAGGTGGAGGAATAGCAGAAATTAGAAGACCTAGCTCAATTCCCCCTCAATCAGGCCCAACGCCTCAAGGGTTGCTATCTGTTAAAAACAATGTTAAGAGGTACTAGGAGTATTAAATGGCAGATATAGACAAAGGACTCCCTAACACACGTACGGAAGTTGAAATCCCTTCAGAAGAGGAGATGCAAGAAGAAGTTGGTGTTGAGGAAGAAGTAGAAAAAGGACCCGTTGAAATAACACCAGAAGAAGATGGTGGTGCAACTATTGATTTTGATCCAAGTGCAGTAAACACTATGGGATCACAAAATCATTTTGATAACTTAGCAGATATTTTACCAGACGAAGTTTTAGAACCTATTGGAAATGAAATGGTTCAAAACTTTATGGATTATAAAAATTCAAGAAAAGATTGGGAACAATCTTATACAAAAGGTTTAGACCTATTAGGATTTAAATATGATAATAGAACAGAACCTTTCCAAGGTGCTTCAGGTGCAACACACCCAGTATTAGCAGAAGCAGTAACTCAATTCCAAGCTCAAGCTTACAAAGAATTATTACCTGCAGATGGTCCAGTTAGAACACAAGTAATCGGAATTAAAAATCCACAAACAGAGCAACAAGCTCAACGTGTTAAAGATTACATGAATTATTTAATCATGGACACGATGAAAGAATATGAATCTGAATTTGATTCTATGTTATTTCATTTACCATTATCAGGATCAACATTTAAAAAAATTTACTATGATGTAAATATGGGAAGAGTGGTATCAAAGTTTGTACCAGCAGATGAATTAGTTGTCCCGTATACAGCTACCTCATTAGATGATGCGGAGGCAGTAATTCATACTGTAAAAATTTCTGAGAACGAATTAAGAAAACAACAAGTCAATGGATTTTATTCTGATGTTGAATTAGGAACACCTGGATCTAGCGANTCTAATGAGTTAGAAAAAAAAGAACATGAATTAGAAGGTACACGAAGATCTGGAAAACAAGATGACATGTACACTTTATTGGAATGTCATACTAATTTAGATTTAGAAGGTTTCGAAGACGTTGGAGCTGATGGCGAACCAACTGGAATAAAATTACCTTACATCGTAACAGTCGAAGAAGGTAGTAGAAAAGTTCTTTCTATTAGAAGGAACTATGCACCCGATGACATAAAGAAAAATAAAATCCAATACTTCGTCCATTTCAAATTTCTGCCAGGACTAGGATTTTATGGCTTTGGTCTCATTCATATGATTGGCGGTTTGAGCCGTACAGCAACGACGGCTCTCCGTCAATTGCTAGACGCGGGTACACTTGCAAACTTACCTGCAGGATTTAAACAACGTGGTGTAAGAGTTAGAGATGAAGCTTCTCCAATTCAACCAGGTGAGTTTAAAGATGTAGATGCACCGGGTGGATCATTAAGAGATGCATTCTTTCCTTTACCATACAAAGAACCTTCTCCAACATTATTACAATTATTAGGAGTTGTTGTTCAAGCAGGTCAAAGATTCGCGGCTATTGCTGATATGCAAGTTGGTGATGGTAACCAAGGAGCAGCTGTAGGTACAACTGTTGCATTATTAGAACGTGGTTCAAGAGTTATGTCTGCAATTCACAAAAGATGTTATGCAGCAATGAAGAATGAATTTAAATTATTAGGAAAAATAGTTGCACAATATTTACCACCAGAATATCCTTATGATGTTGTAGGTGGTGCAAGAAATATTAAGCAAACAGATTTTGATGATAGAATAGATGTAATCCCAGTTGCGGATCCTAATATATTTTCAATGTCTCAAAGAATTACTTTAGCACAAACGCAATTACAAATTGCAACTGCTAATCCAAACTTACACAACATGTATCAAGTTTATAGAAACATGTATGAAGCAATTGGAGTAAAAGATGTAGATGCAGTTCTACCTCCACCAGCACCAATGGCTCCAATGGATCCAAGTTTAGAACATATTAATGCTTTAGGTGGTAAACCTTTCCAAGCTTTCCCAGGTCAAGACCATCAAGCTCACATCACAGCTCATTTAAACTTCATGTCAACTAACATGGTTAGAAATAATCCTGCGATTATGGCATCAATACAAAAAAATATACTAGAACACATTTCAATTATGGCTCAAGAACAAGTTCAACTTGAATTTAGAGAGCAATTAGCTGAAATGCAGATGATGCAACAGCAAGCTGCAACAAATCCACAGGTTCAACAACAACTTCAACAGATGACACAACAAATTGAAGCAAGAAAAGCAGTGTTAATAGCTGAAATGACTGATGATTTTATGAAAGAAGAGAACAAAATTACTTCTCAATTCGATTCAGACCCACTATTGAAGNTAAAAGCACGTGAAGTTGACCTAAGAGCAATGGAAAATGAACGTAAAAAAGAATATGACAAGTCTCAAGTAGAGTTAAACAGAGCAAAATTGATGCAAGCAAGAGAATTAGCTGAAGATAAGATGGAACAAAACGAAGATTTAGCTAAATTAAGAGCTGGAGTAAGCCTTGCAGGCAAAGGAATTAGTCAAGCTAAAGTAATGATGGACGATTAATCATGCCGATGACTGAAAAAGGTAAAAAAATCATGAAATCCATGAAAAAAAAGTATGGTAAGAAAAAAGGTGAAAAGATATTCTATGCATCTAAGAATAAAGGTGTTATAAAAGGAGTAGAAAAAGGTAAAAAATCATGATGAACTATAAAAAACAAAAAATGATTAACATTCCTGATCAAAATGTAGAAGTAGATCCTAGATCTAAGACTACAGCTGACAAAGCGTTCAATGGTTTGCCAATGGGAGACAAAGAACAGGTCAAAGGTCAAAAAGGAATGTTAGCTGAAAAGAAAAGAAAAGCTACTTGGTACTAATATGTGGTTTAGCGCTATTAAATTAGCCGCTCAAGCTGGCTCTCACATTTTTAAAAACCGTCAAAGAACTAAAATGCTTATGGCGGACGCACAAATGCGTCATGCAGAAAAAATGGCAAATGGTGAGGCGGAATATCAGGGCAAATTATTAGAATCAAGAAATTCGGACTGGAAAGACGAATTCATTTTATTATTGCTTTCGGCTCCAATTGCGTTATTATCATGGGCAGTGTTTTCGGACGATCCAAGTGCGATGGAAAAAATGAAATTGTTCTTTGAATACTTTTCACAACTTCCATTTTGGTATCAAACGATTTTTGTAGGCGTCATTGCGAGCGTTTACGGATTAAAAGCAACTGATTTAATTAAAAGGAAATAAACAATGTCAGGTAGATTTAATATAATAAAAACTTTTTTAAAAAGTTCAAAAAAACCACAAACTATTTCAAGTGTAAATCCAAATGTAGGTAATTTAAAAAAAAATAAAGAAACTATGGATAAGCTTATAAAAACTACTGACAAGTATGTTTTAGCTGCAGATAAAAAAGGTTTTAAAGATCTAGCTAGAGATCTTAGAAAAACAGGATCTAACTCTTTACAAAAACCAGAAAAAATTTTAACAAATAAATCTACTGGTCCAAGAGTTAAAAGAAAATTTGGATCACCTAAATCTGGTGAAAAAGTTCCAAGCAAACTAAAAGGTTTTGCAAAACTACCTGAAAAAGTTCAAGAAAAAATAAATAAAAAATTAGCTAAGAAGGTATAATGTCAAATAAATATCACA